TTCTTCAATCTGGTCGACCCATGAGAAGACCCCGCTTTCAGATGGGATCAGCACCAAGCCCCGGCTGAACTGGTTGCGCTGCCAAAAGTAGTTCAGCAATTCCAGAATGACGCGGGTCTTGCCTGACCCCATTGCAGCCCAAAAGGCGAAGCGTGGGTAGGCGATCCCCAGCAGGATCATCACCATTTGGTGGCGATCCAAGGGCTTGTCGCGACGGACGGGCCTGAAGCCGAGCGACTTCAGTTGCGCGGACAATTCGTCGCTGGACACATTCTTCAGCCACGTGTGGTCGTCGTGTTCGCGGGCCAGGAATTCCTTGATCGCGCGGGGATGCAGCATCAGGTCAGATCGTCAATCTTCTTGATCAGATCGAATTCACCAAGGAAGTAGGGGCTGCCCCGGCCTGCCCGCTTGACGGTTTGCATAGGCGACCAACTGAGCGGTCTTTCGACCTTGACGATTTCAGGCTTCGCCCCTTCGATCTTGAACTTCGCCCAATACCAACCGGTTTCGACTGGTCTTTCTGTGATCAATGCTTTGCTTCCCCGGTTTGCTGCTTCATCAGGTTTTCATAATCGGCTTTGACTTCCTTGTATGCGGTGGGCAGATGATCGCGCACCATTTCCTGTGCCCGTTTCAGCGTGCGGGCTTCATCCCAATTCCGCAGCACCGCAAAGGCGCACGCAGCCTTCAGGAATATTGCGGTGACCATTGTCAGATGATCGATAGGTTGCCCGCCCGCTTGGTGCATCATCATTTTACCATACAAGGCGCAATCGGAACAGACTGCGTCCATCGTTTCCTTACTGATCATTCTTCGCCCTTCCCTGTGAGCTCTTTCAGGCTGCGCCAATAGTTTCCCGGCACCCAAGCTGAATCGCGACAGAATTGGCCGGTCTTGTAATTCTGTGCAATCAGAACCGCGAACTTGTCTTCTTCATTCCTTGCCTTATCGACATACAGCCGGGCCAATCCGGCAGCGTGCTCCGCGCGGGTCTGATTGTAGGTGATCAGAATGTCGGCGGTTTGCCCCATGCTGTAGTCTTCCCCGATATTCTGCCCGGTGATCAGCTTCGCGCTTTCCGCTTCGCGATGGGACTGGATCGGGAAGATGCCCGCAAGATTGCGCCGGATGAGCATTCCACGAAGTGACTCAAAGTTTCCGCCGACCGCCAATCGGTACTCCTGATTGCGCGGCAGCTTCATCAGCTTTGGGTAATCAATGATCAAAGCATCGGGCGTGAAGCCGTGGGTCAGTTCCAAGCCATCAAGGTAGGCTTCGACCTGATCGATGGACAGGCTGCTTGTCGGGAATTCCTTGACCACCAATTTGGACAGACGCGACCCGAAGCGGTCAAGCTTCGCCCCGATCTTTTCGTAAATGTTCTTGTCGGACAGGGAAAGGCGAGCCCGCGCTCGCCGCTGCTTCAACCCGACTACCCGGCCCTGATCATCCACTTCGAGATTGGCAACTGAAAAGCTTTCGTTGCGTTTCGAGATGGCGAACATGCGCTGCATGTAGCGGGGCACCAGCCGTTCTTCCGACATTTCCAAGCTGATGTGGACCACCTTCGCCTGCTGCTGAAGCAATCGGACAGCGGCATCGATGCAGAACCATGTCTTTCCCCCGCCCTTTGGGGCCATGAAGGCAAGCACCTCGCCTTGTGTCGGTCCCAAGCCAAGGCGGTCAAGCTCCTTGATGCCAAGCCTGTAGGATGTGCGCCGGGGATTGGTCAGAACGCGAAGCACCTGCTTCCGATCCCCAAGGAAGATACCGCTGTCGTTCGTGTCTTCCCGAAACTTCAGTGCATCGTTCAGGATGGTGCGGACATTGGTGACCAGATCATCCCCGCCCCGCTTGTAGGCTTCGGCTGCATCAAGGACGGCAACCTTCAGGCTTTGCCGCTCTTGGAAATCCTGAACCCGCGACAGAACATACTCGGCGTTCAGGTTCTGCGATTGCGCACTAATCCCCTGAAGCACCTGTTTGTAGACATGGTGCCGCTTCGATTTAGGATCGCCAAGGATATGGTCGAACAGATCGTCAAGGTGGGCAAGGCCGGGTGGCTTCTTGAATCGCTTGCGATAGCTGATCGCCCGCTGGGCAATATCATCGTAGGGCGGTTCGAACAGCTCGACATCGATCTGATTCGCCGCAATCGCGCCCCGCCGATCATCGCAACAGATCAACGTCAGGACGGATTCCTGAAGGGAAGTGGTAAGCTTATCTTCTGCCACGGAAGATCAATCTTCCGGTATATTGAATGGTGTCCGTTCAACCCGCCGAATGGAAACAGGCCGGGCTTCTTCCACAAGTTGATTCATCAGGCGCACCAGATCGCGGTTATCCTTCGGCACATCATCTTGGGTCTTGGTATCAAGAATGCGATTCCCGTTCACTAATTCAAAGCGGTCACGGCTCATTTTCTTCGGCCTTTCTTCGTCGGGTAAAAGAATGGATCGGAACAGCCCGGCCTGTACGTAGCCGGGGAATGCACGGTCAATGGCTTCAGGAATTAGATCGACACGCGACAACATGGTCGACGGATAAAAGATTTGACGCTCGGTCAGCAGATCAGACAGCGCAATGGCCACAAGACGCATTAGCTGCGCCCTTGCCCGGCTGTCGCCTTCGGGTATCAGCTCGGCAAGGAAGGCTTGAGCTTCATCCCGTTTCTTCAGGTAGATCGGGTAGCGCTCGTGCTGCTGGATTGAATAGCGCCACCCGGCGTTGACCTTCCCCTGATTGATCAGGAAATCAGCCAAGCCATCGAACAGCCAATCATCGCCGTGCTGTTTGGCAGGACGCTTCTTGCCCTTCCGCTTGTCCTTGGCGAACGCAATGAGCTCGTCCAGTTCAGCGGCAGACATCTTCCCCAATTGCTGAAGCAATTTTTCATCCATACTCTCAACATACGTTCGGTATTTCAGGATGGGCGGGGAACCGAATTTTCCGCAGCGAGCGTCGCGATTGTGCGAAGGCAGGCCCGCAGTTCCGCGCATTCCTTCCGGCACTCAAGGAACTTCATCGTCAGTTTGTTGTAGTCATCTGCCAAGTGTTTTTGCAGAAGGAATACACGGTAGTGGTCATCTGACTTCGCTCTGAGCTCGGCCTGCAGACGCTCGATTTCATCAGCGGCCCACGCACAAACTGGATCGCCGGGGCTCATATCGGCACCGACAGTTCCTTGATCGCGCAGTTCTTTCAAAGTGGTCATTTCTTTTCTCCTTGCCATGCACCGGCTACAAATCCGGCTTCGTTCTTTACCCGATTGCGGGCAGCCCAATGCTCGGCAGGCTGAGAAATCACCCGCTCGATCTCTTGTTGCTCCGCTTGGTCGGCGCTGAAGCCCGCCGCATTCGCCAGCGCCATAAGACAAACCTGTGTGCCGCCCACTTCCTGCCTTAGATCGCCCACGGGCTTTGAGTAAACATACAGGATCAAATGGTGCAGCGCAGCGGGATCGCACCCGGCTGCCTGTGCCGCTTCGATGGCTTCTTCGACCATTCGCAGGCCGCGCTGTTCGACGCTGGTCATGTGATCCTTGCCGAAGGCATCGATTCCCCAATCGACAACCTTTTGCTGACGCAGATCACGGATTGACGGCATCGTTTTGATCTCATCGCTGGCTTTATTGAAATGGTCGTAGACCATGTCGTGGACCGCTTGCTCGATCTTGTCGGTCAAGCCACTTGTCAGGATGCCGGAAAACATGCTCGCGGCAGCATCCCACCCGGCTTTCCACCCGTCCTGTTTGGACTGGTGCTTTTTACCTTCATCGCGGGCCATTAAATCCCGCAGGGCAGCGTCTTCTTCTTCGCGGCACAAACCACAAGGCATATTGATGTACCCATGCTTGCAGTGGCCGGGGCTTTGCGTGGTCATCTCATCAGCCTTTCCAATTTAGACAGGCGAACCAATTCCGCACCAAAGGCATCACGCCAAGTGATCGGATCGCGAAAATAGTAAGTCAGCATCAGGTGTAGCACGAATGCCTGTTCGTCTTCAGCTTTGGGCTTTATTTCTGCACCATCGTTGCGGGCCGCGTGGGCGATGGGACCGCACCAAAAATTGGGCTTCCCCAAGATTTCTCGCAGGTCATCATTTAGTGCCGGGAATTCGATGGTCATACCGCTGTCCCTTTCAGTTCGGCCACGATGTATTTGTGGGCCGCTTCTTCCGATTCAAATTCGCGGTCGTATGCGCGATCCTGATGAATCCCGCAGACCATAATCTTCCCGCCATCATGGAAGCGAACATACGCCACCTGAACATACCCAATGAAGTAGCGCCGGGCTTCCCCGTCTGAAAGCTTCTTCCTGCGATATTGCAGGCCGAGCTTGATTCCTTCGAACCATGTGACATGTTGTCTTTGAGGGCTGTATCCGTCGCTCATCGGCGTTGATTGCACATCTTCGTGCTTTTGTGCTTTCACGGCCTGCAACACGAGTTTGTCATCGGGATCATACTTTTCCCTGACCTTTTGAAGATAGGTGGGTTTGACCACTGATTTGGTCTTACCCTTCATTCGATCCATTGCTTTGTCTTGCTGAGCAACAGTCGAACCGAGACTGGTCTTCGGTAGTCGTCTTTCCACAGGTAATTCTCCTTTGCTGTTTCCACTTCGGTATTCCTCACGCACGCGAGGTTCAGTTCAGTTGAGGTTCAGTCTAGTTTAACAATCGGCAATCGGTTCAGAATCCGTCAAAGCGTCCGCTTCCCACTGGAGTACCGAAGTACTCTAATGGGAGCGGACCACAAAGACGGAAGCGACATCGTATAATTCGGACGTCACCCGTCATCCATTCCCCGATGCAGCTCGGGTAGGAGTCTCGGACAAGCTATCAGCGGCCAACGCTGCATTCACCGCTGTGGGACCTCGCTTCCGCTTTCAGGTCTCGAGTCTCGCGCTTTGTCCCATTCCCACCAGTAGCGCACGCTAGGATGTTGGCTGGCCGTCACCCGATCCCACTTGGCTTCCCGAGGCCGGGAAGACATCCCTTGATTGGCGGTGGGAGAGGTTTTCACGAACGACCCCATTCCCGCCCATCACCCTCTACATACGGGCGGTATAATTAGGGGCCTGAGTGACCGAAAGTATGTAGGACAGAGGGAGTCCCAAAAGTGCAAGCAAATCAGGACAAGACGCGCGATGAGCGCCGTTTGCTGAAAGGGGCCAAAAAGGCCCGGAATATCAAGCAAGTTACAGTGGAACTGCA